CAACCTTTCGTTCATCTTCTTCACCTGCCTCAGTCGTCACAGCAATTTGAGTAGCCGTCAAACAACCAAGTGAAACATTCGTCATCCAAGCGTAAATCTGTACGGAAACAGGGGAAGCCGTCGCAGAAACGGCTCCAACACTATTAATCGTATAGAAATACAATGCTCCAGCATCAGCCAAGTCGTCATAAGAAGTGACAGCACTCAACACAAGAGCTGAAGAATTGAACAAACGATGTTGGGGTTTCGTCGAAATGAAGGGACAAACAACCTCAACTGGCATATTTGCTTTGACATCCATGACAACAGCGCCATATGCTTGTGACAAATAATTCATCAGCATAGGTCTGTAGCTAGCAGGTGCAGTAGCATAATTCACCAATGTTTCATTCCTCTCCGGGTAAGGTTGATAAGATAACAACACTCGCCCTGTATGGAAAGGAGATCCAGAAATGACAACTTGAACATGCATATCACCTCGAATGTACGCAAAATTTCTCAACTTCGCGCGCACAGAGGGTTCTAATGTGTACAAATCCCAAACATTGAATGAAGTACTCACATTTCCTCCAACAGCAATATCAAACGTCGAAATCTCAACAGGACGTTGGAAAAAGTCATCTAATGAGAGACTGACATCTTGTCCATTAGCAAAATTGAAACTCGGTGCATCTAAAACGACCTCAGTAATATCACCTTGAACAATCAAAGCGTTACCAAAATCGTCAACTTTCACCTCATCGATAAAACCAGAGTTCAATTCACCACTTTCTGATGAGAATCGCGACAACAAAGCATCGGCAAATTCAGCCAAATCCATGATGTCAACATCTCCATTGAGCAAAGCTTCACTCACATAGAGCATGTATTCACCGTAGATAATTTGACACATTTCCAAACGATCATTTGCTTCTTCCAATGCATCATTGAGATGTTCTTCATCGAAATATCCAGACTCAGTATAAACATGAGTAGGATTTCTCTTCAAACGTCTCTCCAACAACAGAATAGTAGCACGAACGTCAGCATCAAGCGCCAAATCTCGCAGATCCGCAGCCATATGTCTTTCTTCAAGATGAGGATTCAATCTAATATACTCCAAATCTAGTCGATCGTCAATTGGCACATACTCATAAAGTTCAGCAAGCATATCACTCTCACTTCGGATCTCGTCAAAAAACACGATACCCTTAGAAGACTGATTAAGCTCACCACTCTCTGAGGTGGGATACAACTTGTTATCAATGTAGCCATAAACAGGAACATCCTTAGAGAAATCAGAACCAAATGCATCAAACAAAATCGCAGTTAGCTCTAAACGAAACAACTCAAAAGCGCCTTGGTCAAGCCAAAAATAGCTCTCCCACAACGCTGATGTAACAGTTGACAACATTTGATCTTGTTCCGTAACTACTTGAGAAGGCGCAAACCACTCGAGGGATTTGTATATAGAATTGCGATTTAATCGCGCCTCATAAATACCTCGTTCATTCGCTACAAATTCCCTTCGCAAAAATGACATAGTGTCAGGATTCACGAAAAGTTCCATATCAGCAGACTTAGAAGCAGAGGTAAATTTCATCCCAAAGTGATCGGCACACGCCTTCTGGTACGTGACGTTGTTAAAACGATCAGCCACCTCAGGTTTTACGGCAGCAATGATATCATCACCGTAAACATAAGGCAGAACATAATCATAAAAATGTAGATCACG